ACCACGGACACCCAAGCATTCCCGGACACCCGAGCATTCCCGTACACCAGAGCATCCCCGAACACCCGAGCATTCCCGGACACCCGAGCATCCCCGTACACCTGAGCATCCCCGTACACCCAAGCATCTCCGGTATGTGCAAGGTTTCGCTCGTCTTCAACATACCCACCAACATCACCTACTGATACATCAGCGAACGCCACCAGTGCAATAACACGACACAACCCATTAGCTTCCCGTTCCCCGAGCTTGTATTTAACTTGTGTAGTCATATCAGTACCCTGATTTCAGATGGATGAAACGAGCCATATAAGACTCATAACTAATACCGAGCTTCTGCGCTGCATCTCGGCGCTGTTGCTCTAACGCCTCTTCAGCTTCCTTGCGGCGCTGTATTCTAAGCTGCGTTTCCTCTTTATGGATTCTCATGAGGTATCCCCTGTTTGCTAATAATACACAGTCCGTCACAGTGCAATTCCCAGTACTTAGCACCACGTAGGCGGCCAAAGGAGTTCGCACACTGCACGAACTCCTTTACAGTCATAACCTTAATTGTACTAGGTAGCGGCTCATCAGTGATAAGCCGCCCATCTTCCGAGTAATACATCAGGTACATACATTAATCCTTAGCTGCGAGTGCAGCCTCAACGATACCAGTACGTGGAGTCGTGGATTAGGATGTAGCTGTAATCCATCTGCAACTCCCGTGCGGCCTGCTCCCAGTCGATGCAGGTCATAGGCCACCTTGCGTTAGTATCCACCATACCGCAATCTTCAGCGAGGTCTTGGGCGTACTCTTGGAAGTAGCTCTCAGCTATAAGCTGCACGGGATACCAGTCCCCATCGAACTCTTCATCACCACCATAACCGGCCAGCTCCGACAGGATATCTTCAAGCATAGCCAGCTCTTCGGGCTCCCCATCAGGCACCCCGTCCCAAGCGTCAGGACTCCCCATCTTTTCGTTGTACTCATCCCGCTCATCACGCAACTCCAGCACACGGGCAATAATATCCCGCACGTCGATAACATCAGCGCTCAAATCTACAGTCGATTCTACATATACACGAGACATACTCAGCTCCTTTGCTATAGAGTAACTACCATGGATGGCTCTACTATAAAGCCATCTAGTTAATTACTAGCAGTACTGCACTAGATAGCGCGTTTATCAAAGCTATTAATAACCAATGCTTTACTCCAGAGCGCTGTGTTGAGCCAATGGTCATGCCCATCACGACCATGTGCAGGTACTTGTGGCACGCCATCCGTGTCTGTACAGAACACACCGTCGGCATTGCACCAGAACAACCAACCCACAACAGGCTGTGACCTATCTGATACAATACGGAACACCATCCCCGGCTTTACTTCTGTGAGCGGGATTACCTTGCCTTTATTAATACTGTTGTAATTACGTTTCATTACTTACGCTCCTGCTCAATGATACCCACCACATCATAGTTCAAGCTGTACAGCAGTTCATCCAGCTGCTCCAACGTCCACACAGCATTCAGTGCCTCAATATGAACTTGACTGTACATATTATCCTCCCAGTACATGCCGCCATCTTCTACGGAAGTTATGCCAGGCACGTCTTTGAGTGCAGACATTAATTCACGCTTGTCACCAGTAGTAACGTCCACGATGTAATACGTAGTCGGTGCAAATGTCATAACAATCACTCCAATTCAGACTGGATACTGGATATGGTAGCGTCCCCGGATACAGGCTTATGCGCCACATAACACCACTGCGAACTTAAACGCGCAGCACTGAATAGCACTACTATATACGACGACAACTTATAGTATGCCGCTGTCTTTTCAGCCCAGTCCATACCACGCAGCAAGGCCGTGCTATTACTAACACGACCATCCACTTTATAAATATTAGTGCCCAACAAACGCTTGGGTTTACCGTGCACGATTTCCATAACACATAGGTAGCGCATTAGTAACCCCCATCAGGGTTAACAGCCATAGACCATCAGATGATTCGTAGCAGGTAAACGTCACACCCTGCTTAACTAGCCCGGCACACAATTCTGGTACTTGCTCAAAAGCGCAGCGGATAATCATAGACACACCGCCTTGATTGACTCCTCGATATAGTACGCACCCACGGCATAGCCTTCAAAAGCAGAGAAGCGCTTCATAAATTCAGTCTCCACAAGACGTGCGTGCTCTACTGAGGTACACTTCACCTCAAATGCAAAACCATTAGCGTGACGAACCTTAATGATGTACATACGAACCTCGCTTGAGGTATTGAACACACTAGCCATATAAACCCACCTTAGATTAAACAGACAATGGTTGTCACTGGTAGCACTCCGAGAATGCTACCTAGTCAAACACTGCTACTACCGATTTACTTCAGCTCGCCTTTTTCGGCCAGTACGATTGCAGTCTTAAGGGCATCCAGAGACACACCGTTAGCCATGAATTTCTTCACAAGCGCCTTGGCTGCCTTCTCTAAATCACCCGCCACATCAGATGCAGACAGCTCTTTCTTTTTGGTCTGCTTTTCATTGGCGCTATAGAACGCCAGTACCTTTTCAGCGAATGCGGTGAAGTCTTCCTTCTGAAACTCGACATTCAAGTGCGCTTGTACTTCCTTGGCTTTCACGCCATTGAAGGAATACTTCTTATCTTTGTTGCTATAACTCATTGGGAACAGCGGACGCAATACAGCGTCCAGCATGGTTGCGTCAGTACGCTGCCAGTCGTCAGCAAAGGCCACATTACCGTGCACAACGGCGTGATACAGGGCACTGATGGTGAGCGCTACCTTCTGATTGGCGTTCTTACGGAAAGCAGCATTCAGGGTGCCAACTTTCACCAGTTTAACTTCGGTATGATTCAACATGATTTATTCCTCTTTGATTGATTAGAACAATCCTTGTGGATTGTTTAAAGGTTCTAATACAAGCATTCGAGAACCCTTAAACAATCCCCTGCATCGCTTTGTCATGCGAGTGCAGGGATTGCGCCTTGTGTTGTACTGTTATCGTTTAAGCCGGTCTGTTAGTCACACGGTCTTGTAATGTCTCACGACATCGGAACCGTTACACCTTTCAGAGCTGTAACCTTTAGAGCGTTACAGAGCTTAACCCTTAGAGCACAAGGGACAAGGACTTGCCATATTGTTAAAGAACGGTCGGCATTAAGCCTAGGGTATTCAGTGCGCTTTGTATGGTATCGTCTTAACCCTAGAAGGGAATCAGAACCAGAGGCGCGGTACTACGTTGTATTGCTTGGTCGCATCTTGGCGCTAGTTACTGGCGCTTGTCAACATCCTTTAGAACCTTACTTATTATCCATCTAGTCGTTCAGGTCTGGTAGAGAGTATGCATAGCAGTTTACTTCTTACCATTAGAACCTAAAGCCTTGAGAGGTAGAACCGGGAAGGTTGATTGCCTCTCGATGGGATGAACTATAGAACCTGTAGTAGTCCCTGTCAATACTTAGAACCTAACTATCTTCATGAAGTAATCAAATAAGACCTCTGTTTACTGATGCACGTATTATGCGTAAGCGTAAGCACTAAGCGTGAGCATAAGACGCTTGCGTAATCTTTAGTTAGTCTCTGAAGCGAACTGCGAAGCAGGTTGAGCGAAAGAGGGACTGTAGAGGTATCTAGGTATCCTATAGATAGCTCTAGGTATATCTATGGATATCAGTAGTAATACCTAGAGCTACATAAGGAGTATCCATAGAGTTACGCTAGGAAATGCATAGATGCATTAGGTATCTAGTGGAAAAGAGGTAAGCGCCCATATCCGTACCTAGCAACCAGAGCCATCCTAGCTACCTAGGGATACCAGAGATACCTAGGGAACGCATACCAGACTGCCAGCAATCCAGCGCAATGATGATAGTAGCCCAAGAGGAGTGGGAACCTCTGGGATACTGATATGGGTAACCTAGGGCCAGCTCGGGCAGACCAGAGCAACCAGAGCCCATCTGGGAGCATCCTATACCTATCCCTAGGCTACCCTATCGCGGTAGAGCCCCGCTGTGCTGTAGAGCGTCCTGTGAGGTCTGGTGAGGCATGATGCAAGTGCAGGGCCTGCTAGGGAGCCCAGATGGGAGAGGCCCACCCTGCGAGCCGATACCAGCCCGGAGAAGGTGGCCATGGGGGAAGTCTCAGGAGGTCAAGGGAGGGAACACCCTCGCATGAGTACAATAAAATTTAGGTGTTAGTATATCTCCCAATCTGACTCTAATCTGACTCTAATCTATCTCGCATCTGAATCCACAAGGCACTAGCAACCTACTTGTACTTACTTGTACTTACTTGTACTTACTTGTACTCAGTACACCACAGCCCACTCCGCATCTGCTCTGCATGTCTCTTAGCTCTATTAGGAGTCTGCTTAGCCCACTTAGACTGCAACATAGCTACAGCAGCATCCTCAAAGCGCTTACTCTCTATCAAGTACAAAGTGTTCTTGAACTGAGCTAAACCAGCCACGCCCATCTGATACGCCATAGAAACCAGCACAGCAGTTCTAGCTCCATCCAGTACATTCATAGCCTTAGCAATACGCTCATTCATGAGCATACCTTTCATAGTACTATTCAAGATACTCTGAAGCCACACAGCATCTACTTCTCTGGGTACAGTGAACTGGTAGTTACTCAGCGCTGCACCCTTCGGCCCGATTCTAATTCCAGTCCCTACTGTAGGGTATCCTTCAGAGCACAGGTAGGGCTTCTCTCTGAAGCCCTCTTCGTACTGTAGAAGGCTTGTAATGTTCGGCATCTTCCCTCCTAATTCTTACTGTACTTACCCACCGAAAGCCTTCATCCACTGCACTAGCGCTGTTACATCTTTACCAAGAAACACAGCCGCTACTACAACTAGCATCTTCCAGTTATCCTCCAAGAACTCCATGACAGGGTTCTTGCGTACACGAATCTGCTCAATAGCTTCCTTGAGTTCTTTGAAGTTCGTAGTAACCAACTCCTTAAGCTCCCGCATATCTTGTTCTGTACTATCCATTTTACTCTCCAGTACAGCTACGCGCTCACCTATAGTCCCGGCTCTATTACTAAGGCGGGTAGCATTTCGCTTCTCATCTACCATGACGTTTCCTTGGTTATTATTTCTTATCAGGACGTTTCCGCTTAGTATCCTGCTTAGAGGACTCTTCCTTATCTTTGTCTCGATTAGAAAGAGCCTCTTGCGCAGTTTCTACAACCTCTTCAATAACTGCTTCAGCAGCCTTCCTAATGAACAGGTCTCTGATTACTGGCCAAAGGCTCATACTTTCTCCTTATTACTTAGCAGCACGGGCCACCGGGTAGCGCAGCTTGATCTCCGCCACCTTGTCGCGCCATGCCTGCTCGGCCTCCGGCGTTTTGTCGTACTGCCACTCAAGGAAGAGCGGGTCGGACTCAGCTTCATAGGCGCGCTGGCGACGCGCCAGTTGCCCCTCTGTCAGCTCATAGTTGTGCTGGGCGAGCACGGAGGCTATGACCTCCTCACTCATGCCCAGCTCCGCCATAAAGGCCGGATCGTAGTTGTCGTAAGTAGTGCCGTCGTAT